TTGGCACCCACACCACCGAGAGTGGAGACTTCTCTATTAAATCCACTCCATGGTCAGACGGTCGGGGATACATGGCACCCTCGATCGGACAGAAGCGCCATAAGAACGGCTCACAGGGAGAACATTAAGATGAAGTTTGATTTGAATGAAGTCTCCGCGTTACTGCATGTGCATGAAAAGGCCATGGGGCATCCAAAGCTAAAACCCATTGCTGATCAGGCCATGAAGGCGTTGGAGCAGTTCGCGGAAGAATCTGCTCCAGCTCCAGCTACGCTCGCGCCCGCAGCCGAGCCTGTTCCTGAGAAGGAACCTGAAAGTGAAGACAAACCCACTACTACTTCCAGTGCTCCAGTAAGGAGGCTCTAATGGCTCGCGACATCCTTGGAGGCTTTGGCCCCAACTCACGTCAGTCTCAAACCCCGTCAGCCTCCTGTGGTGGCGTGCTTCCAGGAGACACCAAAGACGTGCGGAATTATCAAATGCCACAAGGCCCAAAGAACATCAATGATCCAAAATCCCCAGGCCTTCATGGCTCCAACCACGGCATCCAGAACGGCCCTGATCAAGGCGGTAGCCATAGCGGCTCTCCGGGCCTTGGTGGAACCAACCATGGATGTTGTGGCTCACAGGGCAAGTACTAATGACTACAACTGTGAAGGTTAGTGTGGATGGCCGTTACAAGACAAAAGTGAAAGTCACTTTTGCCACTGGTTATATCGAAGAGGTTGTGATTGAGGGTAACTACGAGGGATCACCAAATCCCTTCAATGAGCACTCATTCATCTTCAGTTTAACTCCGGTCATCTTTGAGGTAAGTGAGGGGGAGGCTATCTGATGACCGCCCAAGTCGACATGTGTAACCGCGCCCTCCAAACTTGGGGGTCGCGGACCACCGTCACAGCCGCGGAGCTTACAGCACAAAGCACAAACGAAGCCATCCAATTCAACATCATCTACGTCCCCTTCCGTCGTCGATTGCTTCGCTTGGCGCCGTGGAACTGTGCCTTTAATACAGCCAACCTCACTTACATAACCTCCGTTCCCGGAACCCCCGAGAACACTTCCGCAGCACCACAACTCTGGGGCAAAGGCCAGCCAGCCCCGCCCTGGGCCTATGAATATCAATTCCCAGTCGACTGCCTTCGGATGTGTTGGCTCACTCCCCAAACCGCAACGGGCTTTGCCTCGGGCGTCCCCATCACTACAGCCGTAACCGGCGGTGCCCCTTCCTTTTGGCAAGGCCCTCCCGTTCGCTACAACGTTGCTGTGGATCAGTTCTTCGGCGTCCTTTCCGCAGCTATCGCAGCAGGAGGTTCTGGCTATGTCGTCGGCGACACTATCACCCTTGCTCAAGCAGCCTCCGGCGTTGCTCCTGTTGGAGCCCCAGTGGTTCTCACGGTTACTGGTATCGGCGGGGGTGGGGCTGTTACTACTGTCAGTGTTGTTAATGTCATCAAGGGAGAGACCCCATCGATCGGCGGTAGCTACTTCGCGATCCAAGCCAATCCGGTTGCACAAGGCTCCACTTCCGGTGCAGGCGTGGGTGCGACATTCACTCTCACTCAAGCATCGACCGCGTCCGATCAACGAGTGATTTTGACGAATCAAGAGTTCGCTCTTGGCAATTACGTCAAGGATGTAACAGATGAAAACACCTTCGACGATGACTTTGTCGAAGCCCTTTCTCTAATCGTCGGCTCCCGTCTCTGCATCGCTCTTAGCGGGGATAAATCCCTCGCCAATATGAAGATTCAAGAGGCCAACGCTATGGTAATCGAAGCCCGCGGCACCGACGCCAACGAAGGCTTGAAGGTAAACGACGTGACCCCCGATTGGCTTCGCGTCCGTGGCATCGACTTTGTTGAAGACTACAGTGGACCTTACAATACAGGGTTTAATTGGGGTGCGCTTTGGCCTGGATACTAAATGTCTGACAATGTAATCCAAACCAGTTTCAACAGTGGAGAGTGGTCCCCCTCACTCTACGCTCAGGTAAACCTGAAGCAATACCACTCTGGCGCGGCCCTGCTCCGCAACTTCTTCGTCGACACCCGAGGCGGAGCCACCACCCGGCCCGGCACACGCTACATTGCCACCTGCCGTTCAAATGACACTGTCCGTCCAATCCCATTCCAAGCCTCCTTCACTGTCTCCTATCTGCTTGAGTTTGGTCAGGGCTACGTACGGTTCTACAACAACGGTGCACCAGTCCTCGAAGCCAACAAAAACATAACTGGCGCAACTCAAGCCAACCCTGGTGTCATAACTTCCAACGCCCACGGTTACGCCAACGGTGATTGGATCTTTATCTCCAACGTAGTTGGGATGACACAACTTAACGGTAACACCTATGTCGTCGCAGGGGTAACTACCAACACCTTCACTCTTGTCACTCTCTTTGGCTCCGCCGTAAATACCCTAGCCTTCACCCCTTACACTTCTGGCGGTACGGCTCAACGAATCTATACCATCACCTCCCCTTATCAAGCCTCAGAAGTCTTCGGCATCCGCTACACTCAAAACGTGAACCAACTCTACCTCTGCCACCCAAACTATCCTCCTTACGTCCTAACTCTCGTAAGTGCCACAAGTTGGACCCTCGTGCCGATGGTGATTGGCTCAACCCTCTCTGCCCCAACGGGTCAATCCGTTTCCTCCACTCTTGCGGCAGGTTCAGTTAACTACGGCTATGTCATAACCGCGGTCGACATCAACGGTCAGGAATCTGCCCCTTCAGGCCTCGCTTCTCTTGGTAGTGCTACAGACCTTCGTTCCGTTGCGGGAACCAATTCCGTCCTTTGGACCGCCGTGGTTGGAGCCATTAGCTACAACGTCTACAAAGCTGAGCCTCGCTATGGAGCCACAGTCCCCTCGGGTGCAGCCTTTGGCTTCGTAGGCAACTGTACCGGCACGGTCTTTGTCGATTCCAACATTAACCCAGACTTCGCTCAGGGCCAGCCTGTAGTCCAAAATCCCTTCTCTGGCTCAGGCGTTCAATCCGTCGCTGTCACCGCTCCCGGCAATTATACCGGTAACTTCACCGTTCCTTCCGTATCCTTCTCCGGGGGTGGTGGTACAGGCGCAGCGGCTATCGCTACCATCCAATGCCTTACAGTAACCCTCTTCGCCTCAGGTTCCAGCTATGCTGTTGGTGATTTAATAAACATCGCCTACGGTATTCGAGTTCAGGTGACTTCAATCTCTGGTGGAGGTGGATTTGGTCCTATTGCTACAATCGCTTTAATCATTACCGCTTCCAAGAACTCTGGTGATACCGTCGCCAACCCTTCTGGCATCGTTTCAACCAATTCAATTGTTGGCTCTGGAGCCCAGTTCAACACAAACTGGGGTGTGGTTGCTGTCACCATATCCACCCCAGGAGCCGGATATGCCACTCCCCCAGCGGTAGCCTTCTCTTCAGGCACAGCCACTGCCACCGCAACCCTTGGCGCCACAGGCTCAGGCAACCCAACAGTCCCGGCTCTCGCAAACCAACGCCTAATCCTTGCCGGGCCTGTGGGCTCGCCCGGACAAATCAACGCCTCCCAGCCCGGCGCGCCCTTCAACTTCAACATCAGCCAACCCCTTGTCCCTGACGATGCTATCCAACAGACCCTGGTCTCTGGCCAACTAAACACCATCCAAGCCATGATCCCAATGCCGGCAGGCCTGATCGTCTTCGGTGACAAGCATGCTTGGCTAGTCAATGGCGGCTCGCCGGGCTCACCCTTCAGCGCCACCCAAATCGTAGCCAACCCTCAAGCCTACAACGGCTCTTCCCCACTCCCACCAATCATCGCCACTTCTGACATCCTCTACGTTCAAGCTAAGCAATCAATCGTCCGCAATCTCGTCTACAACTTCTACACCAATGTCTACACCGGTGCAGATATCTCCGTTATCTCCAACCATCTCTTCTACAACTACAGCATCACCCAATGGTGTTGGGCCGAAGAGCCCTTTAAGCTCGCTTGGGCTGTGCGCAACGACGGTGTGCTTCTGTGCCTCACCTTCCTTAAAGACCTCGAGATCGTTGCCTGGACCCACTCCGACACCCAAGGAGTTTTTGGTGGCGTAGCTGCGATAGTTGAAAACACATCTATCGGCAATGTTGACGCAGTCTATCACGTTGTTAAACGAACGATCCGGGGTCAGGTAGTAAACTACATCGAACGTTTCGTGGAACTCATCTATCCTTCAAACTATAAGTCGGCTTGGCAAGTTGATGCGGGGATTGGCTACTCCGGTGCAGCTGCTACTACTTTCTCTGGGGCTCAGCACCTGGGTGGAATGGACTGTACAGGCCTCGCCGATGGAGTTGTCATTAATTTTAACATGCCCTTCTCCGGGACCTTTGTCTTCGGTGGCGGTGGAACCCCAGGCCTGACCGGTATCGCTTCCGCCTCAATCGTAACTGTAGGCCTCTCCTTCCTTCCCCAACTCGGCACCCTTCCACTAGACCTTGGCGAACCCACGGCTCAAGGCAAACGTAAGAAAGTCTCGGCCGTAACCGTCCGCGTACGCGATACTCTAGGTCTTACCGCAGGAAGGAATCTTTCCTCCGGTCAAGTTC